AGGCACAGGAGATCCTTTAGATTTAGGTATAGGCGCTCCAGTAGGTGGTGGTCGAGGTGCTGGCCCCGGAGGTGTTTTAGTATCTGGTGGAACGAATCTTCCTTCAGGCACAGAGGGCGGCACGACTTTAAAAGATGAAGTTCAAAAGATGATAGAGGAATTTAAGAAGGTTCCCGGTAATATTGCAAACGACATCAAGATGGGCATTGATGCTGGGTTTTACACTGATTTTGAAGTGGCAAGACAAAGGCTTATGGCTACTGGCAAATACACTAAAGAAGAAGTTGATAGCTGGATTAACAGAACAAAGATAACTGCAGCAAATAATCAAAAGAAAATGGCAGAACAGCAAGGAAAGGACGATGACGATAGTCCTGTGAATCCATGTCAGCCCGGTTATGTTCTTGACCCTGCGACTGGCATTTGTGTTCCTGAAAGCGAAGTTGCTGGTTCAGAAGGCGGTGCAAATGTTTCATTAAATCGTGCTAGAGATGATGAGTTTGCAGAACTAGATGACATCATGAAGATTATTGAAAAGCCAGCGAACATGAAGGCTGGCGGTATGGCTGGCTTAAATCGTGTAGCGGATGGCTTTTTAGCTGCTATGGGTGGATAACAGGGGTCTTTTATGAATGACCTGAGTGATTTTACTCAATATTTAACTGATGAAGAGTTAGCCAAAGTCGCTCCCATGTTGGAGCGGCTTAAAACTTTAGACGATAGATCTGACAAGCAAGAAAATTTTATGCAGTTTGTAAAGCATGTTTGGCCTCAGTTTATTGAGGGCAGGCATCATAAGATTTATGCTGAGAAGTTGCAGGCTGTTGCGGATGGTAAACTGAAGCGTTTAATTGTTAACATGCCGCCTCGACATACAAAATCAGAGTTTGCATCATATTTATTTCCAACTTGGTTGATGGGTAGACGGCCTGATTTAAAAATTATTCAAGCAACGCACACGGCTGAGTTGGCTGTTGGTTTTGGTCGAAAAGTTAAAAATTTAATTGATAGCGAAGATTTTAGGGACATTTTTCCTGAAGTTAGTCTTGCATCAGATGCGAAGGCCAGTGGTCGATGGAGTACGAACGGTGGTGGTGAGTATTACGCGGTTGGTGTGGGCGGTGCGCTTGCAGGCCGTGGTGCTGACTTAGCGATTATTGATGACCCTGTTTCTGAACAAGATGCGTTGAGTGCGACTGCATTAGATAATATTTACGAATGGTATACATCTGGTCCTCGACAGCGTTTACAGCCCGGCGGCGCAATCATTATTGTGATGACACGGTGGTCTATTCGTGACTTAACGGCAAAGGTTTTGGCAAAGCAAAACGAGAAGGGCGCTGATAAATGGGAGGTTGTTGAGTTCCCTGCGATTATGCCGAGCGGTAAGTCTTTATGGCCCGAGTTCTGGACTTTGGATGAACTTGACAGCGTAAAGGCTTCAATTCCTGTAGGAAAATGGAATGCTCAATATATGCAGAATCCGACTGCTGAAGAGGGTGCTATCATAAAACGCGAGTGGTGGAACCTATGGGAGAAGGATGACCCCCCCGATTGTAGTTATGTTATACAAAGTTACGATACGGCATTTAGTAAATCTAACAGAGCTGACTATTCTGCGATTACAACGTGGGGTGTTTTTCTGGAGCCAGAGACACAGGAGCAGCATATTATACTTTTGGATGCTGTTAGGGGGCGTTGGGAGTTTCCAGAGTTAAAAAATGCTGCGCATGATTTATGGCAAGAGTTTGATCCTGATATGATTTTGATAGAACAAAAGGGATCTGGTATGCCGTTAACACAGGAATTAAGGCGTATGGGCATACCTGTAACGCCTTTTACTCCGGGCAAAGGTGCCGACAAGTTTACTCGAATGCATTCATGTGCGCCTGTATTTGAAAGCGGTATGGTATGGTGTCCAGACAGAAACTTTGCTGAAGAAGTGGTTGAAGAATGCGCTTCATTTCCGAATGGTGAACATGATGACTTGGCAGATTCGATGACTCAGGCTATACTGCGTTTTAGGCAAGGTGGTTTTATTACCACTCCGAGTGATTATGATGATGATGATTTGATGTATTCGCGTAGAAGAAAGGAATACTACTAATGGCTAATAAAAAGAAAAAGAGCTTTGTAGAATCTCAACCTGAAGGGGCATTAAAAGATACTTTTTTCAAATATATTCCAGATGCTATGCAAATGAGTAATTATCTTAAACAGTTTATGTCTAAGGGAAAAAAGAAAAAAGTAGGCGGTGCTTCAGGTAAGGCCAAGGGTGGCGCAGTTCGTGCGATGCAAAATGGTGGCGCTGTTATGAAAGGACGTGGGCCGAAATTCAAAGGACAATCATAGGAGATAAGTATGACAAGTCGAATCACAAAAAGTATAAGGCCAAAGATTAGACCGAAAAATATTGGTAGCACCGACAGTCCAAGCACAAGAGGGCAAGATCCTAAAGATATTTATAGCGAAGAAGATCTAAAAAGATTACTTGAGTCTGCAGGAGTGAAAATGAAAACAAAAGTTGAAAAGAAGGAAGCTGGTGGTTTAGTTGGCAATCAGTATAAGCTAGATAAAAACAAAGACGGAAAGATTTCTGGTGAAGATTTTCGTATGATGGCATACGGTGGACCTGTTAAAAAAATGAGTCGTGGTGGCAGAGCTGCTATTGCAGGCACTAAATTTTCAGGATGTAAATAATGGCTAATATCGTTATCAAAATAGATTTAGAAGCTTTAAATTCAGGGGTTAATCAATCTGTTGATGACGATTATGGTGAATTTGCATGTCCCCTTGTAACGCATGATCCAGAAGCAAATGCAGATCACAAGCAGTACGCTATAAATGAATTTGATTATGGACAATCAAAAGGGGACGAAAAGTGCGGAGTTTGCACTTTTTATAATATAAAAAGCGAAATGATGGATTGTATTGAGCAGGGTATGGAAGAGTCTTTTGGCCTTGGTTACTGCACGAAGTTAGATTTTGTATGTGCTGCAGACCACTGGTGTAAGGCTTTTAACGAAGGTGGCCCTATGACAGATTTTGAAGATATGGATGACTTGGAGCCGATTGAAGGTGGCTCTAAGGATATATTCTAATGGAGTTGGGGCGAGGGGAAACGATGGGAACCTCCCAGCCCATTTTAGTCGCTCCCTTTGCGACAGCTCAAGGTCGAGCGCACTTCGCTCCAACATTTGAAGGTGATAAATATGGCTATTGAAAAAGATGCAGGACCGGGCGGAGAACAGCCACTTGTAAACGGTCAGGTTCCACCTGAAGTATTGATTGAGGAACTACCTCAAGATCCGGGTATTTTTGAGTTTGATGATGGTTCTGCAATTGTGGGAGAATACGCCGAAGAACAGCCTATTCCTGAAATAAGCCATGATTCTAATTTAGCTGAGTTTATGGAAGATGCGGATCTAGGTAAACTTTCTTCTGATTTGGTTGGTGAGATTGACGATGATATTGCTTCCAGACAGGACTGGCAGGAGACTTATAAGCGTGGATTAGAGTTTCTTGGTATGCAGTATGAAGATCGAGCAGAGCCATTTGAGGGGTCATCTGGCGTTATTCACCCTTTATTGGCAGAAAGCGTTACGCAGTTTCAGGCGCAAGCATACCGTGAAATGTTACCTGCAACTGGTCCTATTAGAACACAAATCGTTGGCGCACAAGATGAACAGGTTGTTAAACAGGCAGAGCGTGTCAAAGATTATATGAATTATATGATTACTTATGAGATGGAAGAATATGATCCTGAAATGGATCAGATGCTTTTTTATCTTCCTGTTGTAGGTTCTACATTTAAAAAAATATACTTTGATCAATTAAAAGGCCGTCCAGTAAGTAAGTTTGTACATGCTGAAGATCTTGTGGTTCCTTATGGTGCTACAGATTTAGCGTCTTCTCCAAGAATTACACACGTTATAAAAATGGATTCAAATGAGGTCCGAAAGCTACAATTAGTAGGTTTTTATCGTGATGTAGATTTACCATCTGAAGCTGGTACTGATGATAATCAATCAGAAGTTACAGATGCCATAAATGAAATACAGGGCGTTTATCCCGGCAACTCATCATACGAATTAACTTTATACGAAGTTCATACTGATTTGGATCTTCCCGGCTTTGAGGATCTTGATGAGACAGGTGCAGAGAGCGGTTTGAAGCTTCCTTACATTGTTACGATTATTGAAGACACTGGTGAGGTGTTAGCTATTCGTAGAAACTACGAAGAAGCAGATATTATGAAAAAGCGCAATCAATACTTTGTGCATTACAAATTTTTGCCCGGTCTTGGTTTTTATGGTCTTGGGTTAACGCATATGATTGGTGGCTTGGCTCAAGCATCTACATCTATTCTTCGACAATTGATTGATGCAGGTACACTATCAAATTTACCAGCAGGATTTAAATCTCGTGGCGCAAGAATTAGAGATGAGGACAATCCTCTACAGCCCGGTGAGTTTCGTGACATAGATGTTGCAGGTACAGACATTAGATCATCACTGATGACGCTTCCATTTAAGGAGCCATCAGGAACACTGTATAACTTATTAGGTACATTAGTTGACGCAGGTCGCCGTTTTGCTGCTATGGCAGACATGAAGATAGGTGAAATGAGTGGCGACACACCTGTTGGAACTACTATGGCGATCATGGAGCGTGGCACAAAAGTTATGTCTGCGATTCATAAAAGACTTCATTACTCACAAAAAATAGAGTTCAAACTTCTGGCGAAAGTGTTTGCAGACACTATGCAGTTATATCCTTACATGCCCTCGACTGAGTTTGGACCCGAAGTGTTTGCGCAAGACTTTGATGCGCGAGTGGATGTGCTTCCGGTCAGCGATCCTAACATATTCTCGATGGCTCAACGCATTGCTCTTGCGCAAACACAATTACAATTAGTGCAATCTAACCCTCAAGTTCATGGTGGACCGCAAGGGTTATATCAAGCGTATCGTAAGATGTACGAGGCGTTAGGAGTTAGCAACATTGATGCAATATTACCTATGCCCCCACAGCCAGCGCCTATGAATGCCGCTATGGAAAACAAAATGGCATTAACTGGTGGTGTTTTACAGGCTTTTCCACAGCAAGACCATAAAGCTCATATGGAGACACACTTAGCTATTATGTCCACACCATCTGTACAGATGAATCCACAGGCTACTTTAGCTTTGCAAGGCCATATTCAAGAACACATTGGATTGTTGGCGGAACAGCAAGCCCAGCAAATGGTTATGGAGCAAGCAGGTCCAGAAGTTCAGCAAAACCCAGAGGCTATGCAGATGCTACAGCCTGCTATCGAGCGTCAAGCAGCGATGTTGATAGCAGATATGACAGAGCAATATGCGCAGACAGTAGAGCCTCAAGACGATACAGATCCTCTTGTTGCTATACGTCAGCAAGAATTGCAGCTTAAAGCTGCTGATATGGATAGAAAGTCTGAAGAGTTTAACGCAAAACAAGAAATGGAAGCAGTTAAAGATGCTTCTGATTCTGAACTTGCAGAGCGCAGAATACAACTTCAAGAAGAAGCACTTGCTGATAAGACAAGGGTGGCAGAAGATAGAATACAAACTCAACGGGATATTGCCGCCTTGAACGCCAGAACGAAAGGAATAAGGCAATGACATCATCCGTTAGAGCAAAAATGGTCGAACAGATCAAAGCAGCTAAAAAAGCTGTTAAAGAAGCAGAAGAAAATTTGAAAAAAACATGGGTTCGCGCTCGTAATGACAAAGGTCAGCTTATAGGTGACGATCCATCGACCCCCGATGTCGATGAAGCTTGGGTAGAAGTAAAAGAAAACACTCCAAAGCCTGCTCCTAAGAAAAAAGCTGCTCCAAAAAAGAAGACTACAACTAAAAAGTCCACTAAAAAGTAAAATTTATTGGGATATATACTTGTTTTTCCCGCTAAATCGTATAATGGTTTAGTGGGAGACATAGTTTATGGACATAAATGTACTTGATTTTATCAGAAAAAAGATAAACCAGCGGCGTGACGATATAAAAGTTGCGTTGGAAACTGGAAACATACCTAGTTATGACGAATACAAGTTTTGTGTGGGTCAAATTAGAGGTCTAGCGTATGTTGAAGATGAAATAAGAAGACTAATGAAAAATAGTGAGGCAGAAGATGACTAAAAAGCTTTATGTACCTGCGGGTATGACTGATAAAATTAAAGCTGATAAAGCTATAAAAGCAGGCTTTAGAGACAATCAACCCAAAAGCAAGAATGAAGATGATCCATCTCAAATTGAGCCTTCTTCATTAGAAAGATTACCGCAACCCACTGGATATAGAATGTTAATCATTCCTTATTACCCAAGTGAGAAAACAAAAGGCGGTTTATATGTTCCAGACCAAGTTAGAGAAAGAGAGGCATTTGCAACAGTTGCTGCATATGTCGTTAAATTAGGTCCAGACGCCTACAAAGACTCCCAGAAGTTCCCAACTGGTGCGTGGTGTTCTGAGAAAGACTGGGTTCTTATAGGAAGATATGCTGGAAATCGGTTTAAAGTGGAAGGTTTAGAGGTTCGTATTATAAATGACGATAATATTATCGCAACAATCCTTGACCCCAAAGATATTTCGTATGTATAAGGTAATTAGAGGAGAATAGGTTTCATGCAGGCAGAAGCTCAACAGCAAGAAGAATTTGAAGAAACAACATCTGTTGAATTAGAAGATGATTCAGCAGAAGAGATTGTAGAAGATTCTCAAGAAGCATCGGCTGATGAAGAAACCCGAACAAATGTTCAGGTTGATGATGATGATCAAGAGTTAAGAGATTACGAATCTCCTAATAAGAAAAGAAATGATCCAGAAAAACGTATCAGACAATTAACAAGAGCAAGAAAGCAAGCAGAGGAAGAAGCTGCGGCAGCGATTGAATACGCAAAGCAGGTCTTAGCTCAAAATGAAGATTACAAAAAAAGGCTTTCTACCGTAAACACTGGTTACATGTCTGAGTATGAGGGGAGAATTACTTCTCAAGAGACACAAGCTAAACGTGCGTTAGCTGAAGCGCACGAAGCTGGAGATTATGAAAAAGTTGCAGACGCACAAACCGCCATAGCACAGATTGCTATAGAAAAAGAGCGTTTAAGGTTGCAAAGAGCAAGAACAGAGCAAGATAACGCTCAAGAAGTTGAAGTAGAGCAACCTCAACAACAACAGCAGCCACAACCACAGCAGCAAAGAGATCCTAAATTAGAGTCTTGGCTGTCTAAAAATACATGGTTTGGCTCAGATAGAGTAATGACAGGGGCAGCTCGTGCATTGCATGAGACCCTTGTTGCAGAAGAAGGTTTTGATCCTCGCACAGATGAATATTACGCTGAGATTGATAAGCGTATGCGTAGGGAAATGCCTCACAAGTTTCAGGCTGACAAGAAAAACGTCCAAGCTGTCACGCCTGCAGGGAGCGGAACACGCTCACTAAAATCTGGACGGAAAAAATCTGTAGAACTAAACCCCGGTCAAGTTGCTTTAGCTCAGAAGTTGAATATACCTCTGGAAAAATATGCGGCTGAAGTGGCAAAACTGGAAAATCGGAGAGACTGATATGGCTGATCGTACTTCACGCGAAACACAAACGCGGGAGCGCCAAGAGCGCAGAGAATGGAGACCCGGTTCGGCTTTAGAAGCACCGGAAGCCCCCTTGGGGTACAAGCATCGTTGGATTCGTGAATCCGTGATGGAATTTGATGACAAAACTAACGTCCATAAAAGACGGCAAGAAGGATATGAACTCGTTCGTGCAGAGGAATATCCAGATTATTCAGGGCCAGTAGTAGATGAGGGGCGCAACGCAGGTATTATCGGCGTTGGCGGTCTTGTATTAGCAAGAATCCCTACCGAATTGGCTAATCAACGTAATCAACACTACCAAGGAGTTACAAGTAACCAAATGGAAGCTGTTGACCGCGATTGGATGCGCGAAAATAACCCCGCGATGCCTAAAATGGCACCGCAGCGCAAAACCTCGGTCAGCTTTGGCGGGCCGAAAAACTCTGAAGGATAGATAAAATGGCAAATCAAGACGCCGCTTTTGGCCTTCGTCCAAGTCGTTCCAGTACTTCTGCGAACACTCAAAATCGCTACAGAATTGCAGCAAACTATGGTACATCTATTTTCCAAGGTGACCTAGTTGCTATGGTAACTGGTGGTGGTATTGAGCGTGTTGCAGCAGGTGGGTCAGGATTTATTCTTGGTGTATTCAATGGATGTTTCTATACAGATCCAACGACTGGCAAGCCAACTTTTTCAAACTACTACCCTGCAAGTACAAACGCATCCGATATCATGGCTAATGTGATTGATGATCCGTCTGCTACTTTTGAAATCCAAGCTGACGATACTTTCCCAGTGACAGATTTAGCAGGTAATTTCGACATCGTTGACGCAACCGCAGGAGATACAGTCTCTGGTCAGTCACGCTCAGAGCTTGACGTAACAACTGGTGCAACAACAGCAACATTGCCGTTGAAAGCCATTGATATTTCTCAAGATCCTGAGAATAACGATGTTGCCGCCGCGAACACTAATGTGGTCGTAAAAATTAATAACCATTTGTTCAGTGGTGGAACCACTGGCTTGGCATAAGGAGACTGAGTTATGGCTATTTCTCGTTCACAACTCGTCAAAGAGCTTGAGCCGGGCCTAAATGCTTTGTTTGGCATGGAGTACGATAGGTATGAAAATCAACATGCAGAGATCTATGATACTGAAGCATCAGATCGTGCCTTTGAAGAAGAGGTAATGCTTGTCGGTTTTGGAAATGCTCCAACAAAGTCTGAAGGTTCTGGCGTTGAGTTTGATGACGCAAATGAAGCATACACTGCTCGTTATACACACGAAACAGTGGCACTTGCATTTGCACTCACTGAAGAAGCTGTTGAAGACAATCTATATGATCGTCTTGGCGCTCGTTACACTCGTGCATTAGCACGTTCTATGGCTCACACTAAGCAGGTTAAAGCTGCTGCAACGCTAAACAATGCGTTCAACAGTAGTTTTACAGGCGGTGACGGCAAAGAACTTTGTGCGACTGACCACCCACTATCTGGTGGTGGCACATTCCGTAACGAACCATCAACTGCTGCAGACCTCAACGAAACTTCACTTGAGAATGCTCTTATTGACATCTCAACATTCGTTGATGAGCGTAACATGATCATTGCTCTTCGTGGCACCAAGTTGATCATTCCACCACAACTGCAATTCGTTGCAGATCGTTTGTTGGAATCGACTCTACGAGTTGGCACATCAGACAATGACATCAACGCAATCCGTAATATGGGTATGGTTTCAGAGGGTTACACAGTTAACCACTTCTTAACAGACCCAGATGCGTTCTTCATTAAGACTGACGCACCTAACGGATTTAAGCATTTCGAGCGTTCTCCAATGAGAACAAACATGGAAGCTGATTTCGATACAGGAAACATGCGTTTCAAAGCTCGTGAGCGTTATTCATTTGGGTTCTCTGACCCACGTTGTGTTTTCGGTTCACCCGGAGCATAAAATATGGTATAGAGAGGTTATTTACCTCACTAACTTTACAGGGGCAGCTTCGGTTGCCCCTTTATTTTTTATTACAATGTGTTATTGTTGTGTTATCCCTGACAGTCGCATGGTGCGGCTGACACTAGCCAAGACAGGAGAGAAACATGGCTCGTTCTACTTTTTCCGGCCCCGTCAAGTCCGATGCGGCCTTTATTTACCCAGTTGTAACAACTGCAAATCTTCCAGCAAATGCTGATGTCGCAGAAGGAACCGTTTATATGGTTAGCGACAATGGTTCTGGTAACAATGAATATTGCTTAGTGATTAACACAGGATCTGCTTGGGTTACTGCTGTAGGCGCGGCACTATCTTAATAGGAGATTTAAATGGCTGGTCCAGTAAAAGCATTCAATTGGGCGCAAGGTACTAGCGCCGCTGTTGTTGGTCCTGCTCGTTCTCGTATTCGTCAAATTGTAATATATGCTGCTGCTGCAGGATCTTTTACGATTAAAGATGGAGGCGCATCTGGAGAAACACTAATTACGCAAAAATTTCCAACAGGTATTCATTCTGTAAATATACCAGACAATGGTATACTTGCTACAAGTGGAGCGTATGTAAGTGCTTTTACTGGTTCGAGCAACGAACTAACAATATTTTTATCGTAGGAGGTTATCTTGGCTTCAAAGTCAAAAGGAAAGATGCCTGCTCGAAACAAAAAAAATTTCCGCCCTACTAAAAAGGGGGCGGGAATGACCAAAGCAGGTGTTGCTGCATACAGACGTAAAAATCCCGGCTCTAAACTACAAACAGCCGTAACTGGTAAAGTAAAACCCGGTAGCAAAGCAGCCAAGAGGCGAAAGTCATTTTGCGCTAGATCTGCAGGTCAAATGAAAAAGTTTCCAAAAGCAGCAAAAGATCCAAATAGCCGTCTAAGACAGGCTAGAAAAAGATGGAAGTGTTAAGGAGGTAACTTATGGCTATGTCCAGAAGTCAAATGAGTAAACAGGTTAGCAAACCCGGAAAACTTAAAGGTGTACCAAAAGGTTTAAGTTATTTTAAAAAAGGTGGTGCAGCTTCAAAAAAGTCAAAAGGTAGTAAAATTTGTCCTGCTGGTAAAGCGTGGGCTATGCGTACTTTTGATACATATCCAAGTGCATATGCAAACATGGCAGCATCTAAATACTGTAAAGATCCTAATTACGCCAAAGGTGCTAAAGGCAAGAAAAAGAAGAAGAAATAATGGGTGCGCTTAAAGAATGGGTCAAGCAAGATTGGGTTCGGATTGGCACAGATGGAAAAATAAAAGGTAAATGCGGTACTTCTAAAAATAAGAAGAACCCAGATAGATGTTTACCTAGAAGCAAAGCACAAAGTCTTTCTAAAGCAGAAAGAGCTAAAACTGCTCGTAAGAAAAAAGCAGCAGGTGCCAAGGGCAAAACCGTTGTTTCTAATACAAAAAAAGCAAAGGTTAGAAATATGAGCCTTGGTGGTGTTGCAGAAACAAAACCTAAAAGAAAGTTTAGAGGTAAAAAAATACCCGGAACCGCTGTTGCAAGAGGTTGCGGTATAGTAATTAGAAGAAAGCGCACAAAAGGCGCTGTAAGTCAGTCGTAAGGAGATAATCATGGCTATGAAAAAGAAAGGATACCGTGCAGGCGGCAAAGTCAAAAAGATGATGAAGGGTGGAGCCGCTGGCGGTAGAAAAATGAGAATGATGAAAAAAGGTGGAGCTGTTGGTGGCAAGAAGTCTCTTGCAGCCGCGAAAGCAGCACTTCCTAAAGGGTATAAAATAGTAAAAACAAAGTAATGCCTTACTTATATAGCAACATTCCTTATTTTAAGGCATGGGTTCGCCGTGAATATACTCACAACCACGAAGAGTATCACGGCGAATTTTTACATGCGATGGTTGTTGGCGTTACGTCAATGCCCAATAGATGTCTTAGTTTTCAAGTTATTTTCACTGGGAGTGAAGCCGAGGGAGAAGAAGAAGATACAGTGCATGGTGGTGCGATGTGGGCAAGAATGCCGATAACTGCTTTGGTTGCCGACATACCATTAGAAGAATGGCCTAATCCTATGAATACATATGATGCTCAACCGTGGGATTGCTCATCTTATAATCATGCGGTTTATGTTATAGATCGAGCCACACCATGTCCTTGGTTAGCTAAGATAGACGGAGAATTTTTTCCCGCAAAGTATTTGTTTACAGTAGATTATGCTGAGTCTGAAATAGCAGATGACCCAGCGCAACATAAACAAAGTCATGTTTTACAGCTTTTAGATGCAGGAGAATGGACAGGAAATATTGTAGCTTTGCCCAATAATCGTGTAAGAGTTACGCATCCTGCTTGGTTCGAAACTGGTGAGGGAGCGCCAGATTTTAAGCCATCACAACATATACACTATTCAAAAAGTGATTTAGACTATACACTAGATGTCAATAGAATATTTGATAACCTTTACAATGGGGAAGAGCAATGACAGTTTCAGGCTCAACAGATTTTGAATTAGATGTAGCTGATTATATTGAAGAAGCTTATGAGCGTTGTGGTTTAGAGCTTAGAACTGGTTACGATTTAGCAACAGCTAAAAGATCTTTAAATTTAATGTTGGCTGATTGGGCAAATAGAGGATTAAATCAGTGGACTATAAAGCAAAGAACACAAGTTGTGACTGCATCAGATGGTGAATATGATTTAGGAACAGATGTTATTGATGTTTTAGGCGTTATTGTTAGAAGAAGCGGAACTGATTTCGCTATGGAGCGTGTTAGTCGTGATGAATTTTTAGCCATTCCTACAAAAACAACAACAGGAAGACCCACTCAATTTTTTCTTGACAGGCAGTTAACGCCAAACCTAAAAATTTGGCCTATTCCAGAAAATAGCACAGATACAATAGTTTATGATGCTCTCACAAGAATAGATGATGCAGATAATGCAGTTAATACTATGGCTGTTCCATTTAGATTTTATCCATGTTTGGCTGCTGGTTTAGCTTATTATTTAGCGATAAAACGTGCGCCTGAAAGAGTTCAACTTTTAAAATCTGTTTATGAAGAGGAAATAAACAGAGCTATTGATGAGGATAGAGACAGATCTTCTTTTACAATATCTCCAAGTTTAAAGGATTATCGTATTGTCTAAATTTGCTAAAGGTAGTTATGCGTATGGGATTTCTGATAGGTCTGGCTTCAGGTATAGACTTAAAGATATGCGTAAAGAATGGAATGGACTATTGGTAGGCAAAGATGAATATGAAGATAAACACCCTCAATTAAATACTTTTAAGAGAGCAGCAGACGCTCAAGCTATAAGAAATGCCAGACCAGAAATTGATTTAACAGAACAAAGATCAATTCAATATGGTTTCAATCCAGTTGGATTTAGGGAAATATCCGGTATTACTCCAGCAAATAATTTGGTTGCTGTAGCTTCTGTAGGAGGAGTTACTGTTAGCACTTGATGATAAAGTAGTCTAGATTAGTAAAACTATGTATGTTAAGGTTGTTGTGAACAAAAGGAATATGGTTCGATGAACTACACAGAGCTAACACAAGCTATACAAGACTATACTGAAAACACAGAAACAAATTTTGTGTCTAATATTCCTACGTTTATAAGGCAAGCTGAAGAAAAAATACTTAGGCAAGTTTTAATACCAGAGCTTAGAAAAGCATCTACTGGTGCAACGGTCGCAAATTCTGAATTTTTAGCAAGACCTTCAGATATGTTGGCTGTTTATTCTATTGCTATTCAAGACAGTAATAGTAATTGGAAATATTTAGTAAATAAAAATGTTACTTTTTTAAAAGAAGCTTTTCCAGATAGTTTAGCTGGTCTTCCTAAATATTATGCACAATTTGTTGGAGGCACAACAACTACACCCGGATATTTTATATTAGGGCCAAAACCTAATGCAGTTTTTAATGTTCAAATAAATTATTATTATGAACCTCCATCTATAGTAACTGCAGGAACCACATGGTTGGGAGA